CTGGAAGGTAAGACCATGAATGACCTGATGGCAAGCACGATCAGGCACAATAGGGCGAGGGGCAAGCATAGCGTTCAGGGTATGTCCAATATAGTTATGGAAATGCTGATGAATGGCGCGACAGATGCTCAAGTGTGTATGGATTTGGGGCTTGAAGCGGAAGAACTTGTGCGGCTAAAATATATTACTGGTTACGCTAAGTTATATGAGAATAACGAATATTCTAAAGCTAGTATGTCATTGCGTCAGGCTGAGGAACTGGCGAAATATAGGAAGGAGCAGGAACAATGAATATCAATGTTTCTAAGGAAATCATCATGCGGGAAGTATCTTCAATTAAACCTTATGTCAGAAATCCGCGCAAAAATGAAAAAACGGTTGAACAGTTGGTAAAGATTATTCCCGTTGTGGGGTTTAATCAGCCGATCCTTATTGATAAGAATGGCGTGATTGTGAAAGGTCATGCGCGATTTACTGCCGCTCTCAGATTGGGTATGCAAGAAGTCCCGTGTATTATTTCTCAGGCAGACGATGAACAGAATAAACTTGATCGTATTACGGACAATAAAATCTCTGAACTCTCGGAGTGGGTTAATGATGAACTCCTGCATGAACTTGACAGTCTCAATATTGATATTGACCTAGATGGGCTGGGGCTTCCTAAAATCGATTTTGAGGAACTTGAATTTAATCCTATGGAGATGGACGATAACGGCGCAGAAACGCCAGAAAACGGCTCTGAAGGGCTCTCAGAGGATTTGAAGGCCAAATACAAAGAATTTATGCGGAAGCAAGAAGAACAGCGTCAGGCACAGGTGGAAAAACAGCTTGAAAAAGCTGAAGCGCATGTAGCGGAAGCGCCTGTTCAGAAGCGGCAGTATTTCAAGGTTGTTTGCGAAAAGTGCGGGCATGAAATGTTCGTCAGAGCAGATGAGGTTATTGAGATATGAAAAAGACATTTGTAATTGTAAGTGTATCCGACAGAGTAAATGAGTTGAATACACTTATAGAAAGCATTATGTCGTTTTCTCGGTTTGATAATTATGACGTGTGTTTGTGCTATCAAGATTATTTAGGAAATGCAGATAAAATTAAGCACAGAGAACGTTATCAAACTGTGCTCATTGTGCCTGAAAGAATGGGATGTAATGGGGCGAGGATTTATTTGCTCCAAAATATTTTCTATGATATTTATGTCAATTTAGACGATGATATGCGGTTGACAAAATGGACGGATTATGATGCAGCTTGTCAAAAAGCATTAGAGCCAGGCGTGGGTTTTGTGCTTACGAATTGGGCGAGGTCGGAAGGTATTTTGAAAAATAAAATATTAAAGATGCAGGATAAATTTATTCCTCAAATTATGGTTTATCAAGGCGGCGGTATGGTTTATGCTGAACATGTTGCAAGGTTGATAAGAAAATTGCCGCCTGAAAAAACTATGTTTGACGATATTTGGAGCATAACTACATACATTAACGGAATGATGAATTATCGATATTTGGGAAGTCTAGCATTGCATTTTACGTGTCAATCTGGTGGGATGCAAACATTTATGTGCGAGGAAAAACCTAAATTGGCCTGCCCAGAATACATTAATTATCGTAAGGGCAAACGGGATGAATGGCTTATCCCGTGCGATTCAGACATAAATGATTTAGCAAGATTCCTGCATGAAGAAAATAAAAAGAAGGTGCTGGCATGAGTGTAAATTGGTGCATTACTTCAGGGATAGGCAAATCACGGCATGAGTTGGTGGCTTTTGATAAAGCTCTGTTAGACGCTGGTGTGGGGAACTATAACCTTGTGCGTCTTTCCTCTATCCTGCCTGCCAGAGCCGTTCTAAGGGGCACTGACGCTCTTAGAAGGGACGTTGAGGACGGAATGATTTTGCCTACCGCCTACGCTACCATATCCAGCAATATACAGGATGATGTTATTATATCCGCTATCGGAGTGGGACTACCCAAGGATCAGTCACAGGTTGGCGTGATTATGGAGTATTCTACAAAAAATACAACTTGTGAAAACGCCTTGAAAACACTTGATGATATGATTTGCGAAGCATTGCACGAACGGGATTGGGAGGTTGATAAGATAATTCATGATTGCGTGCGGGCAAAAGTTGAGGTCGGCGGCATGAATTATGTGACTTTTGCCTGTATTTCTGAATGGTAATAATGATTCATTCTTGCAATAAAAGATTGTGGTATGTCAGGAACTTTTTAATTCCAGACCTTATGGCGCAGGGAATTACACGGGAAGACATTATAGTCTGGAATGACGATGAGGGGTTTGGATGTTTGAAATCATGGTGTAAATCGTGTTTATGGATATGTGAGCATATGTCAATTAATGATGGTGTATGGCATTTGCAGGATGATGTTTTAATTGCGTCTGATTTTGTGGCGCGTATTAAAGATATGCCAAAACATATCATTTGTAATGGATTCGTATATGCAGATCAAAGCAATACACGACTAAAAAATATATGTAGTAAAACAGGTGCGCAAAATGTACGGGATTATTGGTTTTCGTTTCCATGTTGCTATATTCCTAATAAATATATACATGGGTTTATATCTTGGTTTCATCAAGACGTATTGCAAGCAGGAAAATACGTAAACAAAGTAAAAGTAGGGCTTTATGATGATTTTTTCTTCTGGCAATATATGAAAATAGAGCATAAGCAGGATTATATATTAAATGTTGTTCCTAATTTAGTACAACACGTCGATTATATGATTGGTGGATCAGTGAATAATTCAAAAAATAAATGGCATAGAACAGCATTTTATTGGAATGAGCATGAACGCGAAAAAGACTTGGAAAGAAGGATAAAAGAATGGCGAGAACAGGTAGACCCAGAATTGAAATAGATCGTGAACAGTTTCAGAAATTGTGCGCTATTCAGTGTACGCTTTCCGAGATTGCTTCTTGGTTTAAATGTAGTGAAGATACGATTGAGAATTGGTGCAAGCGCGAACTAAAAATGAGTTTTTCGGAGGCTCATAAAATATGGTCAGCAGACGGAAAAATCAGCCTGAGAAGGACACAGTTTAAAATGGCTGAACACAACGTGGCTATGGCTATGTTCCTTGGTAAGGTCTATCTTGGACAGCGCGAGGTGCAGGATGTTGTTATATCCGCTGAAAACGCTGATGATACGATTCGGAGGATGAATGAGTATTTCAAGGGAACAGGCACTAAGTCTGATAAAGAATAATCCAATCGAAATAGGGCATTGGGTTGGGTTTAATGATCTTTCCGAACTGCATAATCAATGGCTTAAAGGATTTTTGTTCAGGACTGACGATCAGACATTACAAGCCCATCGAGGGAGTTTCAAGACAACTACTCTGAGCCTGTTTTTTGCCATTCATTGCGTAATTGCGCCCAATGAAACGTTAATGTATTTCCGAAAGACGGGCGGGGATGTGTCTGAAATCGCACGTCAGGCGGCTAATATCCTTGATTCCGGGTGTATGCACGAAATAGTAAGGGCTATTTACGGCTTTGATTTAAGGCTTTTGAAGGCTTCTGGTAGCGAGATTCATACAAACCTTGCAACGTCTATCAAGGGCAGTAGTCAGGTTGTGGGGCTTGGTATCGGAACGTCTATCACAGGCAAACATGCAGATATAGTTGTCACCGATGATATTGTCAACGTGAACGACAGAATATCTCAGGCTGAACGTGACCACACAAAAGTTGCATACATGGAACTTCAGAACATAAAAAATCGTGGAGGTAGATTCATCAATACCGGAACGCCTTGGCATAAAGATGATGCCTTCACATTAATGCCTAATCCAGCTAAATACCCGTGGAATGTAACGGGCTTGATTTCGCCGAAACAGGCAGAGGAAATTAAATCCCATATGACCACCAGCCTTTTTGCCGCGAATTATGAATTGAAGCACGTTGCAGATGATGATGTGATTTTTTCAAATCCACAAACAGGTGCGGAGCAATCGTTGGTTATGTATGGAACTTCTCATGTTGACGCTGCGTTTTACGGCGAGGATTATACTGCATTTACGATTGTGGCAATCCATGACGGGAAATACTATGTCTATGGCAAGTGCTGGCGCAAACATATTGATAACGTCATGGGTGAGATTGTAGGCTTGCATAATCGATTCAATTGTGGTAAACTATATAATGAGCGGAACGCTGACAAGGGCTATGTGGCAAAGGAATTGCGAAAGCTGGGCGTAAGAACAATTAGCTACGATGAACATCAGAACAAGTTTATCAAGATAGTAAGTTATCTGAAATTCGCATGGAATGATGTTATCTTCGTGGATGGTACAGATCAGGAATACATAGATCAAATTTGCGATTTTAATGAAGATGCGCCGCATGATGATTGTCCTGATAGCCTGGCAAGCCTGATAAGAACAATGGGCGGGAAGAACGGCATAGAAGAATCAACTTGGAATGAATTTATGTAAGAAGGGATGATTTGATATGGCAATTATCGAAAAGTTTGAGAGAACAGATTATAATACGTTTTCATATGTCAAAGATGGGGATATTTATAAGCATGTCCTACCGTTTTCAATTATGATTGAAAGCGAAAACGATCTTGAAGATTTGAGTTCGGATGATTATCCTCCGGGGAGCATTGCATTTACCGCTGGATATGTGAATATGTGGCAGTTGTCGGCGGCTGGCACTTGGACAGTTATTGGTGAATAATTATGAATGTTTCAGAATTTACTAAATTTATGGCGGTTAATAAAATTGTAGGTGGGACTGGCGCACCTACAATTCGTGAAGTGTCTGGGCAAACGGTATCGTTTACCAGTAAAGTAGAAGAACCGTTGGAAGAAGTTACTGTTAAAATTAATCCGACACAAAACTTCAATGGATATGATAAGCCTTGGGCGCCGGGCGGTGGGAGGAATTTGCTGGAGAACAACTTCCCCAGCAGATCAACGTCAAACTTTACTATTACCAGAAATAGTGACGGTACATTCACCCTCAACGCTACACTGACAGGCTCCACGGTCATTATCAACAATTTCGCACTAAAAACCTACACTTTCGCTCAGAATGACTTAAAGAAACACCTGTCCAATGGGACGTATTTTTTGACAACGAACAGCAACAGGGGCGCCATAAAAATACAAGTATGCGCGTCAAATTCTGAAAGCAGTTCGAGCGATATACAGATACTTTTTAATAATACGTCTGGGACTTTAACGATTGATGATACTTATAAATACAACTGGTTGAGAATAATCGCCAATGCAGGCACTTTTGAAAACGAGGTCATTGCTCCGGTAGTCTGCCTATCGACAGAAACGGACACCAGCTATGCGCCTTATTCCAATATCTGTCCGATCACTGGGTGGACGGGGGCAGAAATCTATGTGTCTCCGACGACCAGCGCGGCGGCTGGCACGACATACAATGTTGCTTTCCCCGCTGGTGCTGGTACGGTGTACGGCGGCACGCTGGATGTAACGAACGGGAAGCTGACGGTGGATAGGGCAGAGATTGTAGTTACTGATTGTGTTTCAGTCGGAATCGCTTCGACTGGAATTCCATATGCAAACAAAAATATTTCCGTTCGTGCAAAAGCAGAATCAAGCATAAACAAAAACATTTCAAACGAATATAGGTATCGTACAAATCCTCCGACAGATACTGGGTGGTTTCGTGTGGTAATAATGAATATATATATTTTTGATTCGAGATTCACGAATCTGGATACAGCGAACAGCATTCTATCATCCGAACAACCTCACTTTGTTTTTGAGCTAGAAACGCCCATCACGATCCAACTTGACCCGGTGACGATCCGGACGCTGCTCGGACAGAATAACATCTGGGCAAATACTGGAGACGTGACAGTGAAATACTTGAAATACGGAAACACAAATGCTGATAATATTAAGATTAAACTCTTGACTGATATACTATAAATTGCGGGAGGTTTTCTCCTGCATTGGGGCGTCGCCAAGCGGTTAAGGCATGAGACTTTGACTCTCATATTCGCAGGTTCAAATCCTGCCGCCCCAGCCATGTGCCGCCATAGCTCAATAGGTAGAGCGGCTGATTTGTAATCAGCAGGTTGCAGGTTCAAGTCCTGCTGGCGGCTCCATTAAGGAGTGTGATTGAATGTATACGTATCAAGACTTGCTTGCGGTTAGTCAAAGCGATCAGGATAGAATTGGGTTTGTTCGTAATGCAATAGATCAGCATAAGTGTACAAATTTATATACAACTGCCAAGATTGCTGAGCAATACAATAAACATCAGAATGTAACTATCCGGGAATTTCAAAAGTTGCTTTATACGGTAACTGGCAAGGCGGTTCCCGATAATTATAGCCCTAATTTCAAAATGGCTTGCCGTCATTTCCATAGGTTTATTATTCAAGAGGTTCAATATTTGCTTGGCAATGGTGCAAGCTGGAATAATAAAGATACGGAGAATCGACTTGGCAATACTAAATATCCATTTGATAATCAATTGCAGGAAGCTGGGAAGAAAGCGCTTATTGGCGGTGTGAGTTTCGGGTTTTTTAATCTTGACCATATAGACGTTTTTTCGGTTCTGGAATTCGTGCCGCTTTACGACGAGGAGAACGGGAGCCTGTCAGCAGGTATTCGATTTTGGCAGGTTGCGGCAGATAAGCCAATGAGGGCAACGCTTTACGAAATTGACGGCTACACAGATTATATTTGGGATAGCACGGGCAAAGGCAGGGTTCTAAATACCAAACGCGCCTACAAGCTGAAAATTCGCTATTCCGAAGCAGATGGAGCCGAAATTTACGACGGCGAAAATTACCCAAGTTTCCCAATCGTGCCACTGTGGGGCAATCCTGAACATCAATCTGAAATTATAGGTTTGCGAGAGCAGATAGATTGCTATGATCTTATCAAATCTGGATTTGCAAACACGGTAGATGAAGCTAGTATTGTCTATTGGACAATTCAAAATGCAGGTGGGATGGATGATGTAGATTTGGCAAAATTTGTCAAACGCATAAAAACAGTTCATGCGGCTTCAGTTGGTGATGATGGTAACGGCGCACATGCAGAAAGCCACACGCAAGAAGCGCCGTATGCCAGCCGTGAAGCGCTTCTGGATAGACTTGATAAAGACCTGTACCGGGATGCTATGGCATTAAATACTCAAGATATTGCGGCTGGAGCCGTCACAGCGACGCAGATTCGTGCGGCATATGAGCCGCTCAACGCGAAAACCGACGATTTTGAGTATTGTGTCTTGGATTTTATTCATGGTATATTGAGTATTGCGGGTGTGGAAGATGAAGCTACTTTTACCCGTTCAATGATGGTGAATACTTCTGAGGAAATTACCAGCCTGATACAAGCGTCGCAGTATCTTCCAGAAGACTATGTAACTCAGAAGATTCTTGAAATTCTTGGGGATGGAGATAAGGCAGAGGATGTTTTGAAGCAGATGGCTCAAGAAGAAATTGATCGTTCGGGATTTAAAAATAATCCTGAAGAAGATGAGGATGAAGCTGACATGGAGGGCGAAGAAGGTGAAGATTGATAATGTGCGCGTAATGGGCTTTGGAGACGCAATCAGGGCGGCTAAGTTTCCTATGGCAGTAGATGTTGATGCGGTTAATTACGAGCTTACCAAGGGCATTCAGAGCCTTGCAGAAGCGCCTATCGGTTCTGGACATGATAATTGGCTTAATGGAGTAATTGTGCAGTTTGATCTTACCGCAAGCCTGAAATTCTGGCCGCAACTGCAAAGGTATCATTTTATCGATTTTGTCAGTAGCCAAAGCACGATGCACAGGATAGCGCAATTCAATATTGATGAATCGTGCAATAGTTACGTGGAGCCTGAAATTATTAATATTCTGAAGAGGCTAGTTGATAAATACAACCAAAATCCTTCCGATGACGGTTATCTCAAAATCCTGTATAATATTCCTTCTGGATTTGAGATTACTGCAAGGATGACTACGAATTATCGTCAACTGAAAACGATTTATAATCAACGAAAAGCCCATAGACTTCCAGAATGGCGGGAGTTTTGCAAGTGGATTGAAAAATTGCCGAATAGCGAGTTGATTACAAGGGAGGCGACATAAATGGCTATTAAAATGCTTTTTGACAACTTTGAGGAAATGGATAAACTATGCACAGAATGGCGTGAACGTTTAGGATTAAATGACTGGACAATATCATTGCGTTTTGCATATCCACATGAACTTAGTGACGTTGGATTTGCTGGCGAATCAAATGTGCAGTGGATAAACAAATGTGCATTAATATCTATTAGAAAACCTGAATGCATGCCTAACTCAGATGGAGAACAACCTCAACCGCAAGAACTTGTGCTTATTCATGAACTCTTGCATTGTAAGTTTTTTGGTATAGAACAAGCACATCCTACGATAGAGGGAGTCTTTTGGGACACTATGCAACATCAACTTTTAGAGGACATGGCAAAGGCACTATATTGTGCCAAGTATAATCTTCCACATTCGTTTTTTACCAAACCAAATGCGGAGGTATCATAAGATGGAACGCCTGTCAGGTGATTTTAACAGAGGATATACCAAGGCTATTATGGATGTAATGCGGATATTCAACTATGTCGAAAGCGATCTGAAACACCACCACAAAAGCCTGACACATAAAGTTTCACTGGAATTGCTAAACTGTATTTTGAAAAATCGTGAAGCAATCCGTGAAGGGCGATCAGGATTTATCAGGCTGCATGAGGATCATTTTGAGTTTTTCAATGGAGGTAATAATGACGGATAAAGCGCATCAGGACACGGATAAAATGCTTGAAAAACTTGAGAGCCGCATAGATTGGGAATATCGAATTGCTGTCCGTGAAATGAAGAAAAAGGCAAAGGCGTTCCTTGAGCGTTTTCAAGAGGACGATAAAAAGCATAAAGCCCTTGTAGATCAGGGGCTTTTGTCTCAATCTGACTATGATAAATGGCGGCTATCTAAGATGACTACTGGCAAATGGTATGAAAACATGCGTGACACGCTAGCCGAAGACCTGTCTAATACCAGAGAAATAGCCCGAAAATTGACGGGTGAGCATATGAAGGATGTATATGCACTCAATCATAATTGGGCGGCGTATCAGATGGAGCATGATACTGAGTTTGATTTATCGTTCAGCCTGTATGACCATGCGACAGTTGAGCGTCTTTTGAAGGATAAGCCTGATATTCTTCCACAACCGGGTAAAAAAGTTGCCAAGGATATAGCAGAAGGTAAGGCCAAGAGGTGGAGTAAGCGTCAGATGCAGTCAGTAATGACACAATCAATACTGCAAGGTGAATCCATACCAAAAATCGCTGAGCGCTTAACAAAAACCGTGGGTGAAATGGATAAGTCAGCGGCTATCAGAAACGCGCGGACAATGACCACGACGGCTGAGAGCGCGGGGCGTGTGGATAGCTATAAACACGCTCAAGATATGGGAATCGACCTGAAGCAGATATGGCTAGCTACATTAGACGGCAGGACGCGACATGCACATAGACTGTTGGATGGTCAGATGCAACCCGTAGGAAAGCCATTTGAAGTAGATGGAGAAAAGATTGAATATCCGGGTGATCTCTCAGCGCCTGGTTATCTGATCTATAATTGCAGGTGCAGATTAATTGCCGCCGTGAAGGGGACAGCCCTTGAAAACGGTATCAACGGGCTTGAGCGTAACTCTAAACTTGGTGAAATGAGCTATGATGAATGGAAAAATGCTTTGAAAAAACCAGAGGGGTTAGCAGTAGAAAAACCATATGGAATTGAACAATTGCGTCAAGCGGCAGAAAAATCAACGGATAAATATGATTTTTGGACAAGTTTGGATGAAAACCAACAAGCTATTTTTAAGGCTAGCGGTATGAAACTTGATGATGTCTTTAATCTTTTGCACAGAAATGCAGAATCGTCAGAATGGAAAGAAGCAAGTCCTGGAGGGCCAGAATCATTTGCGTTTAAATATGATTTTTCAAACGAGCATATTAAATTCAAAAAAGTAAAGGCGCGTTCAGATGGATGGATGGCAGATGCCAATATTGATGGTGTAGTTAATGTTAGGGAAGATGGTTTGGGTAATGATTGGGAGTTTGTAATTTCGCATGAGATGGGGCATCAAATATCTAATTTAATACCCGGTCTTGGAGAAACAATATTGGAAAATCCGGGAAATATATTCGGCAGATATAATACGCGATTAATGGCATTTGATGGGGTATATGGTGAATATAATCCAGAAGAAGCATTTGCCACTTGTATTAGTAATTATATTAGACACCCAGACAATATGAAGCAAAAATATCCAGATGTATATAAGGCACTAGATATATTATTTGAAAATTCACCATCAGCACGTATTTATGTAGAAGACGCAATGAACCAATATAGAAAGGAGTTTATTAAATAATGCTTTATGCGGTTAGAAATTTAGATACCAAACAAACGTTTTATTTTCAAGCCCAAACGCCTTATGAATCTATGATAAAATTAAAATATTATCTTGCATTAAAAGATAAAGAAGCAGAAAAATCAATTATACAAAAAACCGAATCAGGGAATTTTTTGTATTTAGTTTATAAAGATCAAACATATACTGTAAAAATGAATGAATATGATAAAAGCAAAGAGGGCGATTAAATGGCAGATTATCAAATTACGGATAATTCCGATAACTTGCTGAAACAAACCTCAGAAGCCGTGGAACGGGCGCTGGAAATGATTGGACTAACTGCCGAAGCATATGCTTCCTTGCTTGTCAACGTCGATACAGGGCGGCTGAGGGGGTCTATAACACACGCTACGACTAAGGGGCATAGTAAGCCGCATCCAATGAAGAACGGCAAATTGCCGCCAGCCCAAGATTATGAAATGCACGGCGAAGTTGAAAAAGATACCGTAGTTGTCGGGACTAATGTTGAATACGCAATCCATCAAGAATTAAATCATAAGGCATACCTACGACCTGCATTTGAAAACCACAAGAACGAGTATCAGAAGATACTTGCGTCTGAGCTATCAAAAATTAAGATTTGAGGGGTCAAATTTTCCCCTCAATTTTTTTCAGCTTTTTTTAAAAAAAGTATTGACAACGGTCTCAGCGTATGATATACTATACTTGAAGTTAAGGGAACGAAGGAATTTGGGAGGGTATGAAGATGAAAAAGTATATGGTCACTTTTGCCGGAAACGCTTTTAACGGGAATGACATTGAGTATTGCGACACTTTGAAGGAAGCATCTGAGATCGCTACCGCAAAAGCAAGGCGCACTGGTTTTATTCCTGAAAGCATTTACGCTTACAATCACGACACTAAGCAATACGATAAGTACGTTGGTTCTTTTAAGAGGGCTTAATACTGGAGGAAGATTACCGACTCGCCCGCCCGTGGGCATTGTACGCGGGCAAGGAGGGTTTATCATGGAGCGCATTGAAAAGCTGGAACACATTGCGATTGAAACGGAAAAGTTCATTCGTAGCTACGGACGGCGGAAAGATATTTGCGTTACGTTTGGCCGACTGACCGAAGAAACCATAGCGGACTTTTCCGCCTGGGATTGCAAGAGGTTTACGCTTATTGAAGGAGAAGAGTGTTTCTTTGTGTGGGAAACGTCCCGCCCTGACGTTCCCGATCCAAACGGCCTGCTCTATGTGGTCAACGTCACCGGCGACAGCCTTTTAACCGCAGCCAGCGAGTTAATGAACCTTGCTTCCCGAAAGTTTTAATCATAACTCGCCCGCCCGTGGGCTTGATACGCGGGCAGAAAGGATTGATTCAGTGAAGTTT